CTGCCTTGGCAAAAGTATGTTTTAGATGATGCCCTAAAAGTAAACCCAGATGGCACATGGGCAAGAAGCCAAGTAGGTATTCTCATAGCGCGCCAAAATGGAAAAACTCACTGTATGCGGATGCGTATCCTTGCCGGGCTGTTTATCTTTGGTGAAAAAAGCATTATTGCTATGTCACAGACACGCCAACTTTCATTAGATACTTTTAAACAAACAGTAGACATGGCCGAGAGTCTTGATTGGATGCGAAAGCGGATTAAGCGCGTATCCCGGACTAACGGCCAAGAGGAAATTGAGGTCTATTGCCATCATTACCCAAAATCCTGCAACACTAAATGCGAAAGGCTACGCAAATACGCGATTAGAGCTGCAACCAGTGAAGGCCCACGCGGATCAACGGCTGATCTACTTTATGTAGATGAATTGCGTGAAATTGACGAAGCTACTTGGGCAGCTGTAACACCTATCACCCGGGCAAGGCCAAATGCCCAAGTTTTTTGGACTTCAAATGCTGGCGATTTAAACAGCAAAGTTTTAAATGAGCAAAGGCGCAGAGCGTTAACCTTTGACTCACCAAGAATGGGTTATTACGAATACAGCGCATTACCCGGGTCAGATGTAAACGATGAACAGGCTTGGGCAATGGCTAACCCTGCCATGGGTTACACAATTAGCAAACAAAACATAAAAGATGCGTCAATCTTTGATACTAAAGACGCTTTTAAAACTGAAAGTCTTTGTTTGTGGATTGATGCAATAGAAAATCCATTCCCATTAGAAATGTGGAATGCTGGCGAAACAGATGTAGCTCTAGAGGATGGACTACCTACATGGATGGCTATAGACCTAAATTTCAATCGTGAGATTGCTTGTTTAGTTACCATTCAAGAGCGACCAGAGGGCATGGCAGTATTCCTACATGAATGGCAACGTGAGGGCGGAATAAATGACCTTGAACTTACAGGTGAACTGGCAACACTGGCTCGTAGATACAGGCCTAGAAAATTTGCTTATGATCCAAATACTGCCGGCTACATAGCACCAAGATTGGCACAAGCTGGAATAGCAACCGAACCGACACCATGGGCATCGGCAGGGTTTGCTATTAGTTGCGATCAAACATTAAATGCAATGCAACAAGGTAGATTTATACATCCCGGACAACCGACACTTCATCAGCATTTAGTTTCATGTGCAAGACGGCCAGCATCGGATGGCGGATGGCGCATTGCGCGTAGAGCTGCGCAAGTACCGATCACAGCTGCAGTGGCATTAGTTATGGCAGCGGGTCATGCTTGTGCGCCACAACAGAGTGTCACTATCATTAGTGCTTAGGGTCTACTTGGCAGTACCCCAGTGTGTGGGCTAGTAACTCCTATCGCTAGCCCACACATTTAGACACGCGCACTAGATGCTTGATTGTCACACATTTATGAGATAATGAAGCATGGGATTTATTGATTTCTTACTGGGTACAACACCAGAAAAATCAGATGTACAAGCCAAAGCAAATTTAGCAATACCTTACTACCAAGACAATTTCAGCCCATTTCAAGCATTTGGTATTAACCGCGGCGATGCTATGCAAGTACCAGCTGTAGCCAGAGCCAGAAACATAATCTGTGGAACTATTGGCGAACTTGGCTTACATTCTTACAATGAAATTACTGGGGCAAGGATTGAGGGACGACCATTACTTAAGCAACCTGATCCAGCCTTGCCACGTTTTATTACGATGTGTTGGACCATTGAGGACATCCTCTTTAAGGGACATGCGTTCTGGCTTGTCTTAGAAGTTAGCCCAGAGGATGGTCGACCTATTGCATGTCGGCGTATTGATCCAACTAGAGTAACATTCACAACTGACTTACAAACTGATGAGATTCTAAATGGCTTTTATTTAGACGGTAATTTGTGTCCTGCCTATGGTGTTGGATCGTTAATCATGTTTAGTGGCTTAGATGAGGGCCTACTAAATCGCGGTGGCCGAACAATTAGAACTGCATTAGAACTTGAAATGGCAGTCAGCCGAATGGCCGCCGAACCTAACCCAACAATGGTTATCAAGAATACGGGCGTTGATTTACCACCAGAGCAAGTGTCAAGCCTATTGGCTCAATGGAAAACTGCCAGACAGCAACGCTCGACAGCCTACTTATCTGGCCCATTGGATGTAACTACTTTTGGTTACGATGCCGGGCAAATGCAACTTTCTGAATCTCGCTTAAACACAGCTGCGGAAATTGCCCGACTATGCAACATCCCGGCATGGTACATAAACGCCGAATCAGCCAGCGCGACTTACTCCAATGTGAGCCAAGAGCGCAGAAGCCTTGTGGACTTTTCTTTGAAGCCTTACATGGCCTGTATTTCAGAGCGACTATCAATGAATGATCTAACACCGCGTGGAAGCGTTGTGAAGTTTGATTTAGACGATTACCTAAGAGGTAATCCACTAGAACAAATTGAAGTCCTAGAAAGAATGATCGCCGCTGGAATTATCAGCGTTGATGAAGCGCGTGAGGAAATGGAATTAGCACCGAGAGGAAATGAAGCAAATGCAACTTAATTTTGAGGGCCAAGTATTGGCCGCAAGTGTCGAAACCAGAACCATCCGAGGTTTGGTAGTCCCGTTTAATGTAAGCGGAAATACCAGTGCTGGCCCGGTGCGCTTTGAATTTGGCGCATTTGGCGACATTGACCCAAGCCAAATTGTCTTAAACATGGAACATGATCGCACACGCCCATTGGGTCGTGGCATTGGCGATTCCTTAGAGGTAAGTCCAGCAGGTATTTCAATGGCCTTTAAGATTGCGCCAACTGGTGCAGGTAATGATGCCCTAGTAGAAGCATCCGAGGGACTACGCCCGGCATTTAGCATTGAAGCCAATGTAGGTGAATACACCATTGAGAAAGGCGTAATGGTCGTATCATCCGCCAAACTTGAGGCCGTAGCGCACGTCACGAATCCTGCTTTTAAGGATGCACAGATTTCACAGGTCGCAGCTTGCGATCCTGATGATCAAACCACCGAAGCAGAAACCCCTGCCGAGGATGAACCACAGGAGATAACAGTGGACGAAGTAACAACACCAGTTGCAGATGAAGTAACAGCAGCCGCTGTTGTTCACGCTGCTGCACCAGTGGCTTACACCAAGCCGCGATCACCAATCAAGACCCAAGCACATTTCTTGGAACACTCAATCAAGGCACAACGAGGTAACCATGAATCAGCAGAATGGATTGCACACGCAAAGGCAGAGGATGCAAAGCATTTAACAGCTGCTGATGACAGTTTCACAACCAACCCGGCATTCAAGCCAATCCAGTATGTATCAACCGTAATTGATACACAGATTGGCGCACGCGGCGCGATTGATGCAATCGGAACACGCGCACTTCCAAACGCTGGCATGACCGTATCTATTCCAAAGATCACCACATCAGGATCAGTTGCAGAAACTGCCGAAGGTGGTTCACCATCCGAAACAGGAATTGTGTCATCATATGTTGATGCAACTGTAAAGGCCTACAAGGGATTACAGCGTTACTCTGTCGAGCTCTTCGACCGAGCCCAGCCAGACTTTTATGCAAGTATGCTCGAAAACATGCGGAGAGTTTACGCTCAAGCAACCGAAGCAGCAGTGATTGCAGAACTTACATCAGGTGGAACACAGGCAACTGCAACCGCCGCAGATGTAGATGGCATCGTGTCATTCGTTAAGACCGAAACTCCAGCTGCTTACCTTGCAACTGGCGAATTGGCTACACGTTACATCGCTGGCACATCCCAATGGGGTTTGCTAATTGGCGCGCAGGATTCAACCAAGCGACCAATTTTTAGCGCATCACAGCCACAAAACGCCGCTGGCGCAGTTGGCACACAGTCACTACGCGGAAACGTAATGGGCCTAGACCTTTATGTATCCAACAAGGCTGTTTCAACATCAATTGATGAATCAGCATTTATTGTTGTTCCATCATCTGTTGCAATTTACGAAAGCCCTGTATTGCAGCTGTCAACAAACGTAGTCACAAGTGGCGAAATTGAAACAATGCTTTACGGCTACCTAGCCGTTAAGACACTTGTTGCCGGTGGAGTACGTCGCTTTAACCTGACCTAAGTCAGAGTTAGTAAGAAGTGTGGGGGATGCGGCCCTGTGTCCCCCACACACTCACAAGAATTGGATTAAAAAATGGCACTAATTACACTAAGCGAGTTAAAAGCCGTACTTGGTATTGGTGACATCTATGCTGATGCAATCGTGCAAGCCGTTGCAGATAGCGCAGAAAACATAATCCTTTCGTATTTAACTTTTGATGATGTATCTATTAAGGGCGTATCACTTACAAGTAATGTTGCCCGGTTTTATTGCTATGACAATACTTTTGTAGTTGGTCAAGCATTAACGGTTAGTAAGTGTGGCGCACCCTTTGACGGATCGCGCACTGTAACAACCGTAGGTATAGAGGATGGCGTTACATTCTTTGAGGCTGCTATTACAAATGCAAACATTACTAAGCGCCATGTAATCCCAAATGGTCGAGCAGTATTGACTAGCCAAGCCACACTTTATGACACCACGCCAGAGGTACGCGAAGCCGCTCTAGCCGTAGCCTGTGACATTTGGATCACTCGTACTGGCACACTTGGCCAACAGGGTGTGGACTTTCAATCACCTGCCCCTTATCGTTTAGGTCGCTCAATGCTCACGCGAGTATCTGGCTTACTAGGTAAGCACTTAGATACTAGGGGTTACATTGGGTAATCTAGCCACTTATAGAACCACACTTGCCAACACTCTTGCAGCTGCCGGGAGAGTAGTTTATTCATACCCAAATGAAAACATCACGCCACCTGCCATTGTGCTTGTGCCGGGATCGCCTTACATTACAGTAAGTGCCATTGGTGGGGCTCGTTGTAATGTACGTTTTGACATCACAGTAATTGTCAATGCAGCTGACAACCAAGCCGCCTTAGCCAACTTGGAAACCTTAATCTTTAGCGTTACTGATCTACTAGCCAATAACATTTCGTTTTTGGGTGGATGGTCACAACCCACAGTCCAGCAGATCGGAAATGCCGACATGCTTATCAGCCAACTCAACATAGAGATGGTCACAACCAACTAGAAAGGC